GGGGTGTGACTCTGATAAACGACACTAAGGAATTTGGGACGTGTGGTAAATCAGCTTCATAAAGAAAATGGTGTGTAATATCTTTAAATGAGGGAAAAGAATTATTAGCAGGAAAAAATACAAATGAACAATCTTGATTGGAGACAGGGACATAAGCAATTTGAGAACGATTAAATCTATAAATAATTTGGCTTTTAACCATAGTTATTTGTAGTTCAACAAAGCCTTCTAATGCAAACATGTCGGTAAAGTGACGGCAACATAAAAGAGTACGATCTTTAAGAAAGATACCATACTGTGAATATGTTTTACCATCATCGAAACGGGCACTAAGTGAGCATGTAGAGAAAGCGAGTTGAGTAATCATATCAAATTGAATATGACCTTGCTGGTTTGGCAATATAATGGTACCAAGAGTTGCAGAACTAGGAGGTTCTGTACGTTTGGCACCACTATGCTTTACTTCAGCAGGAGAATAAGATTGAGCATCAGGGGAATTGGAGGATGTCATATATTTAAATACAAGATAAGCAGATGCGAGTACAGCAAAAATGGAAATTGCTATACCCAATTGACGGAGGACACTGGGTTCAAAATCTTCAGCACTATAGTCAGAACAACTTTCTAAAGTGAGAATTTCATAATAACCAGTTTGATTTTGGGAATATAAATAATGGAATGGATTGAGCTTTTTCAAACTCGAAAACATTTGGATAGAAGGTAAGTGGTCAGTCTCTGATGGACTTTGACCACCCACTGGAATTTCTAGGGTTTCTTCTTCTTTGACAAAATTTACTTTAAGATTCAAAAAATAATGTGAATGAAATTCATCATTTGCGTTTATAAGACGATCGTGTTTAGTACCAACAGCACGGTGAACAGGATCTAACACAAACTTTACATTTCTAGGATTCACATAATTTACATTTTTATGGAACAAAAATTTTACAATTGGAGGCCAGTACATATCTCTAACCATTGATTCAACACAATCAGGACACACAGCAAAGCGTGACTCATGACGTGTTACAACAAAGGACGAGCGAAGTATTGGTTTATTAAGACAACAAATAGGACAAGTACCATCAAGAAGACAAAATCGTGTTTGAGACGATTTTGTTTTACCTTGAATAGTAGGAGTTTCTTCATCATCAGAACTTGGTTCAAGTTTGTTCTTCAAAGACGAACTTGACACAATCCAATTTAAATCTTCGATAGGAATGGAATTATTGGTTAACATATCTCTAGTAGTTTGTTGAGCAAAATCTACAGCATATTTAGTCATATCTTTTTG